ATGGAACTGTTCATGGAATGGCGATCGGTGGTGGGTTGAAAGCGAGGGCGGCGGGATTGTCACCCACTGGATGCCGCCTCCATGCGCCCCGCAGGAGGTGAAGTGATGCCGTACTTCTTCCTGATTTTCGTCATCAGCAGCCAATCATCGAATATGCAGGTGGTCCCCATGCAGAGTATGGAGCAGTGCAAAGCAGCCATTAAGGCGATGAAAGTTGCAGATGATAAGAGGTCCTGGGACGACGTTTCGCCGAGCGTAGATAATGTTCAATGCGTAGAGGTGAAAGGTGCCTAAATCCCCCGCAGAACGCAAAGCCGCGCAGCGCGCGCGGCAGTCCGCCGCAGGTGAGCGCAAGTTTGAGGTGGTGCTTGACGAGCAGGAAATGGAGATGCTGGCGCGGAACTGCGCCGCCCGGCGCCCTGGTCGCGATCCCTACGAAATGGCCGAGTACATCGCGCTACTGATCCGCCAGGATGATGCCCGGGTGCGCGGCCGGATTAACGCCATTAGCAAACGGCGCTGCGGCAAGTGCGGCGATCAACTGCCGGTGGCATCATGCCCGCACTCAGGAGAAGCCGCATGCTGGGTGATGTACGGCTGGCACGAAACAAAACTGGAGGTTATATGTCCGTAACAGATCTTCACAGCCTGCAATGCAGGATTAAAAAACAAGTCCAAAGTATTCACTCAAAAACAGCGCGAGTAGTGGCCACGAAGCGAGACCCATATCAGGTTGTCATTCTGCATCAAGCTTATTACCGCCTGAGAAACAAAATGGCACCACGGGGTAAAGCATTCTGGCGATTAATTAGAATGCATTATTAACGTGACATGTCACGTCATATTGACTAAGTCCTCGCATGATTATACTGTTTAAATATACAGTATTTTTTATGTGAGGTCATCATGGGGTTTCCATCACCTGCCGCAGACTACGTTGAGCAAACGCTAACCGTTTCCCGCCTTTGTCAGTATGACGCCAACTGTCGCGCCCTGGAGACTGCCGCCGGTTATGCCATCGTCGATGTCTGCCGCCGGCCAAAGCAGGGTGATCATGTCCTTATCGCATATGCCGGGAAAACTGAATTCGCTGTTGTCCGCGGGCAGGCGCTGATTACTGATGATGGTGAGGCGCTGGAAGGGGACGCCCTGGACGATGTTGAAGTGCGGGGTGTCGTTACCTACCTGATAAACCGGGCCGGGTGGGTGAGTGATGATGATATTCCGATCATGTAACATCGCTGGTGGCATGGTATTATTACCTAAAAGGTAATTATTTTCGGGGTGTTTACCATGCCAAAGGATCCGAAGCGCAAATCAACGCAGTTCAAGCCGCTGACAGTCCAGCAGGAGGATTATTGCCAGGAGTATGTGAAATGCCCTGAGAATCAGACTCAGGCGGCAATTAACGCCGGGTACTCACCAAACACAGCGGGCAAGTTCGCTAGCCAGAACATGCGCGATGCGCGTATTCAGAAACGAATTGCTGAGCTGATGGAGGAGCGCAACAAGCGCCTGCGCGTAAGCGCCGATTACGTGCTGCTGCGCCTGGTGGAAATCGACCAGATGGACGTGCTGGATATCCTGAACGATGACGGCGGGATGAAGCCGATCGCTGAATGGCCGAAGGTCTGGCGTACCTCTCTCAGTGCTATGGATATCGCTACCATCAAGACGACCCAGGCTTCTCTGCAAAAAGAGAATGGCGAGGCGGATCTCTCTGTTGAGGATGTCGAGCATATCCTGAAGAAGGTGAAATGGCCCGACAAGGTGAAAAACCTCGAGCTCATCGGTAAGCACGTCGACGTTAACGCGTTCAAAGAGCGCATGGAAGTTAACGTGAGCGTTACCATTGCCGACCGCATGGCCGCCGCCCGGCGCCGCCTGAAAGAGCGCCAGGGTGGTGACCAGTGACAGACGCCGCTTTATCCCCGGAAGAACAGCTGATCGACGATATCGCCAGCTTCACCCATGACCCGCTGGGATATGCGCTTTATGCGTTCCCGTGGGGCGAGGATGGCACAGAGCTGGCGCACGCCACTGGGCCGAGACAGTGGCAGGCTGACGCATTCCGCGAGATAGGAGAGCACCTGCAGAATCCCGCGACACGTCACCAGCCGCTGATGATTTCCCGCGCATCCGGCCACGGCATCGGCAAATCTGCGTTCATCTCGATGCTGATTAACTGGGCCATGTCCACCTGTGAAGATTGCAAGGTGGTGGTGACCGCTAACACCGACAACCAGCTGCGCACGAAGACCTGGCCGGAAATCATCAAATGGTCGAACCTGGCTATCACGAAAGAGTGGTTCACCTGCACTGCCACCGCGATGTACAGCAACGATCCGGGCCACGACAAACGCTGGCGCGCCGATGCTATTCCCTGGTCTGAGCACAACACCGAGGCGTTTGCAGGCCTGCACAACGAGCGTAAGCGTATCGTTGTGGTGTTCGACGAGGCATCCAACATCGCGGATCTGGTCTGGGAGGTTGCTGAGGGCGCGTTGACCGACGAGGATACCGAAATAATCTGGGTGGCGTTCGGTAACCCTACGCGCAACACCGGGCGGTTCCGCGAGTGCTTCCGCAAATACAAGCATCGCTGGAAATGCGCGCAGATCGATTCCCGTACCGTGGAAGGCACCAACAAGCAGCAGTTGCAGAAATGGGTGGACGACTACGGCGAGGACAGCGACTTTGTGAAGGTCCGCGTGCGCGGGATCTTCCCTGATGCGTCGGAGCTGCAGTTCATCCCTACCGGGCTGACTGATGAGGCGATGAAGCGCGTGGTTACCGCTGCGCAGGTGGCGCACGCCCCGCGGATAATCGGCGTCGACCCGGCATATTCCGGCGTGGATGATGCAGTGATTTATCTCCGCCAGGGGCTGCACAGCAAAGTGCTGTGGACCGGCAACAAGACCACCGACGATCTGATTATGGCGAAGCGTATCGCCGACTTTGAGGACCAGTACCAGGCTGACGCGGTGTTTATCGATTTCGGCTACGGTACCGGGCTGAAGTCCATCGGTGACGGCTGGGGCCGCACCTGGCAGCTTGTGCCGTTCGGAGGCGCATCGGCAGACCCGCAGATGCTGAATAAGCGCGGCGAGATGTTCAACGCCTGTAAGACGTGGCTCAAGCTCGGCGGCGCGCTTGACGACCAGGAGACGGCGGATGACCTGTCAGCTGCAGAGTACAAGGTGAGGGTGGACGGCAAGATCGTCATGGAGCCGAAAGAGGATATCAAAGAGCGTCTGGGCCGGTCGCCGGGCAAGGGCGATGCGCTGCTTCTGACGTTCGCATACCCGGTGACGAAGCGTTCAGATTTCCCTGCTGCCGGCGGAAAGCAGCCCAACGTGATCAGCGACTATGACCCATGGGAGTGATTATTCGCTTCATTTCTAAAAAAATCAGCCATTCCGTTAGAGTTGGTATTAGTAATTGGTATGGTCCTGTCAACTAAGGTTTTAGTTTCAATATTAAAATATCCCTTAATCTCATCTAATTGTTTTTTTAATTTCTCGTTTTCAATGTTTGTATTATGGATTGTCGCTTCCAAATATCTGACCTTATCGCCAAGCCCTGAGTTTAGTTTTGTCAAGTCATTATTATCAAATTTAAGGGTGTCGATTTCTTTTGTTAATTCACCCATCCTTTCCTGTGATTTAGTAATGTCTTCCTTCATGGTCTGGATGTCTTTCTCGGCACCAGTTCTAACTCTGTCATAGGTTACATCATGCTTAGCTTTAAGTCGCTGTAAGCGTGTAGCGCGGAGAATACGTTTAGCCTTGCGGTGGTTTTCAATAGAGTCGCTATTATCAAGCGGCTTATCCTGCCATGCTGATACGTAGTTGTTAACCCAAGGCAACAATCCGCACAGAAAAATAGCAGATCCGATTGGATAGAGAATGACTGTCAGCCAACTGCTGTTTTCAGAAATGTAATTTATCTTGTCATAAACACCGTAATCACTGAGAAAAAGATAAAGTATAGATTTCCAGTTAAATGCACACCACGAGAGTGCAAATGCACCAAAAACAGGGTTTCTGATTCTGTTGGCTGCTGTATTGATGGTAGAAGAAAAATATTCTTTGAGTGATTCCAACATTATGAGATCTCTTTGGGTTTTTTCTGATTGTACCTTTAAGGTAATCTGTCGTCACCAGGCAAAAAAATGCCCGGCGAACCGGGCGAAATGGAAGCAATGAGGGGTGCCATCCTTGGCTGGGTGTCACAGGGTTTACAGCATGAAGTCATCGCAATGGCGTCCTGCTGTAAAAAGGGCGGTGGTCAGAAAGGGAATAACTGCCACCGCCAAACTTGCTCTGGAACTACGGGTATCACGGTCCTTAGGCGTGATTTTGTATGTGATGGCTGGAGTCGAACCAGCTTCCATCGGTGCGCTGCCGATTGGGTTACGCGCATCCTGCGGTTAGTTATCTAGAATCTTCACCGCAAAACTATTCCCTAGCTCGCCGTTGAGCTTCACCACAACGAAGAGAGTACTTAGCCAGTTAAGGCGCCACACTTTGTCGCGGCTCCATAAATACTCTCTCCTGTTGTGCCATCGTCTCTTCCGAGGTGTCACACCGTACCGCCACGATGGTGAGTCGCTGTCGTGCATGCAGGGCATGGCTTGCACATTCCGGCTACCCGCTGGGCCATGTACCAAGGAGCCCCCGGACCGCTATCGACGCATGTGCCATACGCCGGATGCTTTCACACCTGGAAGCGCACTCCGCCATCTGAGTAACGACAAAGCCACCAATGGAAGGGAATGGGGTGCGCTTTCATGTTGTGTTTACCAAAAAGGTAATAATTTATCGTCAAAAGGTCAATACACTACGACAAATAAATCATATGTGGTTAAATTGGTAATAATTTAAACGCGTATGGAGTGCAGCAAAATGTGCATCAGCAAGCCGAAAGTGAGTTCTCCGCAGGTTCAGGCGGCGCCGCAGGTTTCCGATTCTGCTGTACAGAACGCCGCTGATAGCGATCGTCGCCGCCGTGCCGCAGCGGGTGGGCAGAAATCAACAATCCTGACGTCGAGCCAGGGTGTAACGCAGCCTTCTGGCGGTACTCAGGGTAAGACCCTGCTCGGGGCATAATCCATGGCCGAACTCTCTCCGAAACAGCATTACCTCAAACACCTGGGGCAGCTCAAAAATGAGCGCACCAGCTTTGAGGAGCACTGGCGCGAGCTGGCGGAATTTATCGATCCGCGCAGCACGCGCTTTCTTACGACGGAGAGAAACAACGGCAGCAAGCGTAATACCCGCATCGTTGACCCTACCGCCTCCAAAGCTGCCCGCACTCTGCAATCAGGCATGCTTTCAGGTATCACCAGCCCAACCCGCCCATGGTTTAAGCTGGCAACGCCGGATCCGGAGATGATGCAATATGGACCGGTAAAACGCTGGCTTGATGTGGTCATGACCAGGATGAACGACGTCATGAACCGCTCTAACGTCTACCAGTCCCTGCCGATTATCTACCGGCACCTTGGTGTTTTTGGTACCGCGGCTATGGCGGTTCTCGAAGACGACGAAGATGTGATTCGTACTCATCCTCTGCCGATCGGAAGTTACTACCTGTCAAACTCGCATCGTTTGTCAGTCGATACCACGTATCGCGTTTTCTCCATGACTGCCCGCCAGATTGTTATGCAGTTTGGCCTGGACAACGTCAGTAACGCCGTGCGCGGCGCCTGGGATAACGCGAACTATGAAGCATGGTTCGATGTGGTCCATCTGACAGAGCCCAATATCGATCGTGTGAATGGCAAGCTGAATTCCCGTAACAAGGCATTCAAATCGGTGTATTTCGAGTTGTCCGGAGACGGTGACAAGCTCCTTCGTGAGGCTGGTTTTGATGAGCCGCCTATCCTTTCACCGCGCTGGGAGATTAACGGGGAAGACGTTTACGGGAGTAACTGCCCGGGAATGATGGCGCTCGGTACTGGTAAGGCGCTGCAGCTGGAGCAAATTCGCAAAGCTAACGCGATCGATAAGCTTGTTAACCCGCCAATGGTGGCCCCGACAGGTCTTAAAAATAAGCTGATCAACCTTGCCCCTGGCGGCGTCACTTATGTTGATGAGGTTGATGCTACCAAGCTAGTGCGTCCGGCTTACGCCGTCAGCCCTCAGCTTAATGACATGCTCGGCAGCATTGCTGATGACCGCCAAATGATTGAAGCCTGCTTCTTCTCTGACCTGTTTAACCTGTTCAGCACCATCAACACCAGGAGCATGCCAGTGGAGGCTGTGGCCGCAATGCAGGATGAGAAACTCCTGCAGCTTGGTCCAGTACTGGAGCGACTTAATGATGAATTCCTTGATCCTTTCGTTGATCGCACATTCAACATCATGGCGCGCCGCAACCTCTTTCCTGAGCCACCGGAAGAACTGCAGGGCACTCCTCTGAAAGTTGAATATGTATCCATTTTGGCACAGGCCCAGAAATCTATAGGGATCAGCAGCGTTGAGCGCTTCGTTGGCTTTGTTGGGAATCTTGCAAAAGCCAATCCTGCGGCGCTCGACAAACTCAATATCGACCAGACGATTGACGAGTACGGAAATATGCTCGGCGTCCCGGCCACGATCGTTAACTCTGATGATGAGGTGCAAGCCACGCGCGAACAGCGCGCTCAAATGGAACAACAGCAGCAGATGATGGCTATGGCCCAGCAAGCTGGCGCAACCGCTAAGACCCTGAGCGATACCAACACCGCTGACCCTAGCCTGTTAAAAACCCTCTCTGATGCTGCTCAGCAGCCGGCGGTGACGCAATGACTGATTACCTGAGCGAAGAAGAGCGTGAAGAACTGGAAGCAGATGAGCTCAAAAGGCAGCAGTTACGGCGCGAGAACGAACTTAATGACCTGCGCCTCATCTGCGAGACAGAACACGGCCGCCGTTTCATCTGGCGCCTGATTGAGCAGGCTGGAGTGTGGCGTACGACTTATACCGGTGAGGCGCTCTCGGCAGCCTTCGCCGAAGGAAAACGTAACACGGGACTGAAAGTCTTTTCCGACGTGATGGAAGCGTGTCCCGATCAGTATCTGGCAATGGCCAAAGAGGCCAGCGAGGAATAGCGATGAATTTATTTGAGCGTCTGATGTATCGGCGTTTGTGCAATGAGCAGCCTGCAGATGGTGGAGCAGCTCCAGCAGCATCCGAACCATCCCCGACTCCTGCGGCTGAGCAATCTGAAGCAGCGCAACAACCAGCAGCAGATCCAGAACCTTCGCCAGCTGATGGTGATAAACCTGAGCCGACTGGCGATAAGCCAACTCCTTCTGCTGAACCATCGGTTCCAGAAAAATATGAACTAACGGCACCTGAAGGCACTGAGCTGGACTCAAAAGCTGTTGAGTTGTTTGAGCCCGTGGCGCGCGAGCTTGGTCTTTCTAATGACCAGGCGCAGAAGTTGGCTGGACTGTGGCCACAACTGCAGGAGCAAATCCAGAACCGCCAGGCTGAGTCGTGGGGGCAGCAGGTTGAACAGTGGGCAGCTGACACGAAGGCTGACAAAGAAATCGGTGGCGACAAATTAACGGTATCCGTCGGACACGCGCAGAAGGCGCTGGATACCTTCGCATCGAAAGAGTTCCGCGAATTCCTTGACTCGACCGGCCTGGGTAATCACCCGGAAATGGTTCGGGCGTTCGCAAAGGTAGGCAAGTTGATGAGTGAAGACAGTTTCGTCACTGGCCAGGGTAACGGATCGCCGAAAAACGATCTGGTCGAAGCGTTTTATCCAAGCAAAAAATAGTGAGGTGTAATCATGGCTTTAATTGGTCAGACGCTGCCTTCTCTTCTTGACGTGTACAGCCGTACCGACAAGAACGGGCGGATCGCTAAAATCGTCGAGCAGCTGGCGAAAAGCAACGATGTCATTACCGATGCGATTTACGTGCCGTGTAATGACGGTTCCAAGCACAAAACCACCATTCGTGCCGGTATTCCCGAGCCGGTGTGGCGCCGTTACAACCAGGGCGTGCAGCCTACCAAAACCCAGACCGTTCCGGTGACTGACACTACCGGTATGCTGTACGACCTTGGCTTTGTGGACAAAGACCTGGCCGATCGCTCCGGTAATGCGGACTCGTTCCGCGTGTCCGAGAACATGGGCAAGCTGCAGGGCTTTAACAACAAGGTTTCCCGCTACACCTTCTACGGCAATACCGATGCTGAGCCGGAAGCGTTCATGGGCCTGGCTCCGCGCTTCAACACTCTGAGCACTTCCAAAGCGGCCAGCGCGGAGAACGTATTCAGCGCTGGCGGTGCAGGCTCCACCAATACCTCCATCTGGTTCATGTCATGGGGCGAGAACACCGCGCACATGATCTACCCGGAAGGTATGGTCGCCGGATTCCAGCATGAAGATCTCGGCAATGACCTAGTCAGCGATGGTAACGGCGGCCAGTTCCGCGCGTACCGCGATGAGTTCAAATGGCATCTCGGCCTGTCAGTCCGTGACTGGCGTTCGATCTCGCGTATCTGCAACATCGATGTCACCACCTTGACCAAAGATGCTGCAACCGGCGCCGACCTCATCAGCATGATGGTTGATGCGTACTACGCGCGTGATGTAGCAATGCTGGGCGATGGTAAAGAGGTCATCTACTGCAACAAGACCATCCATGCCTGGCTGCACAAGCAGGCTATGAATGCGAAAAACGTTAACCTGACGATCGACGAATATGCCGGTAAGAAAATCGTTTCTTTCCTGGGTATTCCGATCCGTCGCGCTGACGCCATCCTGAATACTGAATCAGCCGTAACGGCGTAAGGGGGGATCATGCTGCTCGACCAGCAAGCGCTTTTTTCCGCAGCTCAGGCCATTACGGCCACGGCTGCTTCGACCAACGTCATTGATACCGGCAGCAATAAAGACGTCGGTAAATATGGCGATATCCCGCTGCTTGTCCAGGTGGTTGAAGGTTTCAACAACCTGACCAGCCTGACTGTGACGGTGCAAACCGATGACAACTCTGCATTCAGTTCCGCTGCGGACGTGCTGTCCATGACGATCCCTCTGGCGTCTCTGGTGCTGGGCTATAAGTCGCCGGTTATCACGTTGCCGATGAAGATGGAACGCTACATCCGTCTGAACTATACGGTGACTGGTACTGCGCCGACCACTGGCAAAGTCACTGCGGGTATCACCGGAGGCGTGCAAACCAATGCCTGAGTATAAAGTCGCTAAGCGGTCATTCATCAATGGCCGCCTGCATGAGCCGGGCGATATCGTTACCTACGACGGTGAGCCGGGAAGTAATCTGGTTTCCGTTGATGCCAGCCTGAGCGAAAAGATTATTCCGGTCAGTGCAGAAGAGTTAACCGAGCTTGATGATTTGCGCAAACAGTATGAAGAAATGTTCGGCGAAGCGCCGCATTTCAATACCAAAGCGGAAACTCTGAAGGCGAAGATCGCCGAAAGGCGGAAAGAACTCGGGGTGTAAGCCCTCATAACCAAAGGGGCGAAAGCCCCTTTTTAGTTGGTGGATGATATGGCATCAGTGATCAATATCTGCAATATCGCGCTGGCACGTATAGGCAACAGCCGGACGATTAATAGCCTCACCGAAAAGACCAAAGAGGCATATACCTGCAACCTGTTTTACGAGTCCATGCGCGACGCAGTTCTGGCAGACAACGACTGGAACTTTGCCATGTCGCGCGTTGTCCTGGCTGACCTTGGCGACCCCGCGCCGGGATGGTTGTTCCGGTATCAGTACCCGACCGACTGCGCGCGCATAGCTGCCATATTACCGAAGTGGTTCACTGGGTCTCATATCGTTCTGCAGGATAAGCCTGTTTTTGAAGTTGGCAGCAATGAAGATGGCACTGGCCGCGTCATTCATACCAATGAGTCTCAGGCGGTACTGCTATACGTGAAAAGCATCACTGACCCGACGATGTTTGATGCCCTGTTCGCTGATGCTCTTTCGTGGCGTATGGCGGCAGAGATAGCCATGCCGATCGCGGCAAATGCCAGTCTCGGTCAGCAGGCAATGGCCAATTATCAGCAGGTGCTTACGGCGGCCATGCAACGCTCTCTTGATGAGGCGCATGAACCGCAGCAGGCGATGTCAGACCTTGCCAGTGCGAGGATCTGCTGATGGCCTATTCACTGGTGCAGCCGTCGCTTGCCGGCGGCGAGATATCTCCTTCACTGTATGGTCGAATCGATCTTGAAAAATACCAGACGTCATTGCGCCGCTGCCGCAACTTCATCGTCCGGCAGTCAGGCGGCATTGAAAATCGTCCCGGCTTCCGGTTCCTGGGGAGCGCGAAATATGCAGACCGTTACTGCCGGCTAATACCGTTCCAGTTCAGCGTATCGCAAACCTATGCGCTCGAGCTCGGTGATCACTATTTCCGTGTCTGGTCTAACGGCGCGCTGGTTACGGACGGCGGCAGCCCTGTTGAAGTGGCGACCCCATGGCCGGTGAGCGTCATCTCTGAGCTGAAATTTACGCAGTCTGCCGATGTGATGACAGTGTGCCACAACGATTATCCTCCTCTTGAGATCCGCCGTTACGGAGAGGCTGACTGGCGCACCGCCGCAGTGACAACAACCAGCGGTCCATTCCAGGACCTGAACACAGACGACTCGGTAACTGTGTACGCCTCAGGCCGAACTGGATCCGTAACGTTGACTGCCAGCAGCCCGATTTTCAAAAGCCAGCACGTGGGAAAACTGTTCTACATGGAACAGAAAGCGGTAGATAGTGTTGGTCGGTGGGAAACCGATAAAGACATCGGGATCGGTGACGAGTGCCGATATCAGGAGAACTTTTATCGCTGTGTTGACGGCGGTTCTAATGGTACCACCGGCACTGTTGCTCCGACCCATACAACGGGGGATTCCTGGGATGGCTGGGGTCTTGGTGGCCGTAACGGTGTGCTATGGCGCTATCTGCATAGTGGTTTTGGCGTGTGCCGTATTACAGCCGTCGCCGGAGATGGACTAACTGCAACGGCCGACGTTGTGCCACGTCAGGATGGTGAGATCGAGCTGCCAGCGCAAGTGGTAGGTAGCACCTTCGCCACTTACAAATGGGCGCATTATGCCTGGAACGATACAGACGGCTACCCGGGTACAGTTACCTATTACCAGCAGCGGCTGATTTTCGGCGGCAGCCGGGCATTTCCTCAAACTATATGGTGTAGCCGTACCGGTGATTATCACAACTTCTATCGCAGCAACCCGAAGGTTGACGACGATGCGATCACCTATAACTACGCCGGTCGCCAGCTGAACAAAATCCTGCACCTTCTCGATGTCGGTCAGCTTATCGTGCTGACCAGCGGCGGAGAGTTCAAGGTGACAGGCGACAGCAACGGCAATCTGACGGGAACCGGTGGCTTTGCGATGTCCGGTCAGTCGTTCAACGGTAGCAGCGATCTGGCACCAATCAACGTTGGTAGCGTTGCACTGTACGTTCAGCAGAAGGGCTCCATCATCCGTGACCTGTTTTACTCATTCGACCAGGACAGCTATCAATCCAGTGATCTGACCCTCCTTGCCAGCCATCTGTTTAACGGTTACAGCATCAGAGACTGGGCTTTGTCTGTACAGCCGTTCAGCGTTGCATGGTGTGCGAGGAGTGACGGAATGCTGCTTGGGCTGACTTATCTCCGTGAGCAGCAGGTATATGCCTGGCATCCGCACCCGATGACTAATGGCTATGTCGAATCGATCTGCAGTATTAGCGAAGGGCAGGAAGATGCGGTCTATGCGCTTATTCGCCGTACGGTGAATGGATCGACAGTTCGTTATGTTGAGCGACTGAACACCAGGCAGTTTACAGAACAGCAGGATGCATTTTTCGTAGATTCCGGGCTGTCATACAGCGGAGAAAACACCGACTCTTCACGCACAATGACGATCAGTTCCACCGGTGGCTGGACCTACCAGGATGAATTCACGCTAACATGCAGCTCTGCAATCTTCGACTCATCGAGCACTGATTACGAGATCCATATTCCCTACACCGAAGGCGGTGTCAGCAAGTCGATGCGTTTGAGCATTGCTGGTGTTATCTCATCAACCGTCGCTACCGTGCTGGTAAACCGTGATGTACCGGCAGCACTGCGCAATAGCGCGAAATCCACCTGGTCAATCGCCCGCCAGACATTTGCCGGATTATCCCACCTGGAAGGGCAGACGGTCAGCATTCTGGCCGACGGGAATGTTGAGCCTCAGCAGATAGTTTCTGGCGGTGAGGTGACTATCGAAAATCACGCTTCTGTAGTGCATATCGGTTTGCCGGTAGCCGCGGTTATCGAAACTCTGGACGTGAACGTTGCAGGGCAGTCTACGCTGCTGGATAAGACCAAACTCATCAATCAGCTTTGCGTAATGCTCAACAGCGGGCGCTCGGTTTGGGCCGGAACAGATGATGCTCACTTACTGGAGTATACCCAGCGTGAGTGGGAATTCTACGACGACCCGGTAGGGCTAAAGACGGGCATCATCGATATGAACCTCGATGCAAACTGGGAGCGTAACGGGCGGGTTGTAATCAGCCATTCCGATCCGCTGCCGCTTGGCATTCTGGCCATTATACCGCGCGTAACGGTAGGGGGCTGATATGCGAAAAGTTGAGATAGTCAGCGTTACTGACGAGCATATCAGCGCCATTCTCCCGCATGTCCGCCAGGCAGACCACGATGAGTTTATGGCTGCTGCCGGGATGACTCCGGAGGAAGTCATCACTCGCGCCATGAAAAGCGCTTCGGTAGCCGCTGCAGGGATGATTAACGGCCAGGTGGTAACCATCTTCGGTATATCTCCTGCATCGTTCATCACCGGGCGCGGTATTCCGTGGCTTGTAAGCACCGACCACATTGAGCATCAGCCGCTGACATTCCTCCGCCATTGCCGCCCGGTTCTTCGTGACATGTCACGCGGATATCGCGTGCTTGAAAATTACGTAGATGCGCGTAACCACGCAGCAAAATCCTGGCTTCACTGGATGGGGTTCACCCTGGCAGATCCTGAGCCATACGGATTAAAGGGCATGCCATTTCACCACTTTACGAAGGAGATCGACCATGTGTGATGTCGGTACCGCAGCGCTGGCAGTTTCCGCCGTCTCCGGCGGTCTCAGCGCTTACAGCCAGATCCAGACAGGCCGCGCTAACGCCGCGCTGGCGAACGCTAACGCCGACGCTCAGGAGCAGGCCGCCCGCGACACTATCAATACAGCTAATGACCAGGCATACCAGCAGCGGCAGCAGGCCAGGCGGGTTGCCGGACAGCAAACCAATGCACTGGCTGCTAACGGCGCCGACCTGACGAGCGGTAACGCATTGGACCTGACAACTGAAACCATGCAGCAGGGCACGCTCGACGCGCTGACCACCATCAACAACGGCCAGCGACAGGCCGCCGGGTTGCAGTTCCAGGCTGATACCAGCCGCGCTCAAGGGAAAATTGATAAGCAGTCCGGAATGCTTGGCGCAGGTTCAACACTGCTCAACTCCACGCTGACCGGTCTTAATGCATACAAGACGCTGGGTGGAACCAGCCTGAGCGGCTCGCTGATGAAGAAATCGACCTCTACCGGAGGATTCGGTTCTGCCTGGAATAACTATCTCACCGGTTCGCTGTAAGGAGACAAACGATGCCAACAGTACCGCAGTATCAACGCCAGAGCCAAACTCAAACCGCGCCGGTGATGACGAGTAATCTTCGTATCCCGGAGAATCCGCTTGCTCAGGGCGTCCAGCAGGCAGCCGACACGTCGATAAATATGATGGTTCAGGCCAAGCGTAAAGCTGACGTGGCAAACATTCAGGACGGGCTACTGAAAGTCGCTACATTTAACGATGATCAAATGAATAGCCCTCAGACCGGCTTAATTACTAAGCAAGGAAAGGCCGCTCTCGGGCAGTCGGATTTAATTATTTCAAATGCTACTAAAAACGCTGAGGAGATAGCCGCAACCCTGCCTGATGGTGATGTGCGCGATAACTTTATGCGCCAGGCGCAAATGCAGATCCTGTCATTAAAAAATCAGGCTGTAAAATATGAAGTGGATCAGCATCAGCAGTATGAGACTGGTATGCACGATGCAACAAGAAAATTATGGATACAAAGAGAATCAGAATCATGGGACGATCAACAGGCGGCAGCTTTCGCCAGGCAGCAGAGGATAATTGCGACTTCTAGTTATGGGGCCGCAAGAGGCTGGTCTAGGGAGCAAATGCTTGCACAAATTGAAAGTGATGATCGTGTCGCGACTGAGATGCGTGCAAAGAATTATGCAGCCGCCAACCCAACAGGGTGGCTTAACGGGGATTTCAGATCCGCAGATGGCGGCGATCTTGATTTACGCGCCGTTGGTCTGGTAGAGACGGGCGGCAAGCACCGCAATGCCGATGGCAGCATTGTAACCTCGCCAAAAGGGGCGCAGGGAGAATTTCAGTTGATGCCAGGTACGGGGAAGGAGCTGGCGGCAAAAAGAGGTGTGGAATATAACCCTGAAGATCCAGAGCAGCATGCGCAACTTGCACGCGATTATGCCGGTCAATTGAGTAAAAAATATCAATCAGAAACCCTAGCTGGCGCAGCTTATAATTGGGGAATGGGGAATGTTGATAATCTTATAGCGAAAGTAGGTGACCCGAGAAAAGGCGAAATTTCAATGGCTGATTTCGTCAAGCAACTTCCAGCAGAAACAAGAGGGTGGCTTTCTCGATATAATAAAAACAGGACGGGAATGGACCCCGTGGCAATTAATCAAATTGATAATTTGGCAGAGTCGCAAATCAATAGGCAGCGGGCTAATGCACGCAAAACATTAGATCCAGAGCTGAATAATACAATGACGCAGCTTTATAATGGTGAAGTTCCTGACTCGATGCCTAACATATCGAAGATTATGTTTTCGTATGGCGAGCAAGGACAGACCGTAGTTAAGCAGTTAGATATTGCAATTAACAATGCCAGAGTATTCCAGTACATCCAGTATGCGCCTCCATCTGAGCAGCAGGCAGAGCTTGCTAAGTTGAAACCGCAGGCTAATGACCCGGATTATGCTCTGAAATTGCAAGCCTATGGAAAAATTAGTGCGCTGGTACAGAGTAGCAACGAAAAAATTCAGGCGCAGCGCGATGCTGGCAGGTTTAATGACGCCTTTGTTATGGGTGAAAAGCTCGACCCGAGCAATAAATCCATGCAGAAGGCGGCAGATAACACACCAATGGCCCTTAACTTTCGGATTAATGATGCGAGCACCCATGATGGAATTGTAAATCAAGTGGCGCAGACTGGAATTATACCTTCTCAGGTTACATCGAAACTCAATGCTCTTTCCAGAGCCAGTAGCCCAGAGGTAGTTATTCAAGGGGCGGAATTATTTAATCGTCTTTACGGAACAGATCGTGCATCAGTAATTGAAATGCCTAAACAAACTCAAGCATTTTATTTGACGGTAAAGCAGCTAACTGATTCTGGAATGTCATCAGAAGAAGCTGTAAAGCAGGCTCAAGAGATAACATACAATCAAACTGATGCTCTAAAAAACCAACTCTCTTCTATACAGAGCACCAAGGAATACAAAAAAGAGAGAGATAGTGCAATGGACTCGGCTCGCAACAGCATGGCTCAGTGGCTCCGTATAGACCCTAATGCCAGTGATGCAACAACCGATGCCGTTAATTTCCGTAATGACTATCAGTCTTTATACGATATTAACTACCGTAGCACTGGAGGAAATGCAGAAATAGCAAAGGAAATGACTAACAAGCAAATCTCCAGAAACTGGAGTATTAGTGATGTTAACGGAAGCGCTAAATTTATGAAGTATGCTCCAGAAGCCCTTTATAACTACGGGCCATCAGGCTGGCAGGCCGCGCAGTGGAAAGAGGAGAAGGAGCGCCTGATGTATGGCGATCGTAGCGAAGAGATCTCTACCAGCCCAACAAAGTTAGGGGTTACATCAGGTTCTGCGCCTGTCATTACGACCAACACCCCTGAATCAAAAATTGCAGGGGATTTGGAAGTTGTCCCAGACTTATTGACGCCGAGGGACGGCGGGTACTCGATAGTAGTCCGCACCAAAGATGAAAATGGCATTCCAGGAGTTCAGCCTTATTACGATAAGTTTGGCCGCCCTATGCGCTGGAAGCCTTCGTTAGAGGACTGGAAACCATATCAGGATATGCAGAAGTTGCGCGAACAAGCTGGGCAGAATGAACTAATCCGTGGGCAGGAAATTAGAGGCTTTAAAGCCAAGCATCGAGCTTTAGATGAGCAATATCAGCGCTTGCATGATGAGCGCATGGATAAGTTTAAAGACTATTTTTCGTGGGGTAATGAATAATGCCTATCTATCCAACTCCTGATGAATACGGCAATGGATACGTGCCAGCAGGTAGCGCCCTGCAGGAGCCAGCCGGTTTTGACGTATCACTACCAGCCGGCACCAATCCAGAGCCGCCGCAGCAGCAGCCGTCTGTATGGGGGGCTGCGTTTCGTCAGAATAACTTGCTGGCTGGGATGTTTCGTCCGGCAAAACAATTCGAACCAGCACAAGGTTATAACCCGTATTCTGATAAGAATGAAATTCATGGTTATGAGCAATGGGGATCTGCTTTCGCAGATTCTCAGTCGCCAGAGGAAACCGCATGGATTAAAAGTCAAATTGACAACGAAAATGAAGATCGTCGGGTGTTGGGGGAGGCGGGCGCCGAAGGTACTCTGGCGAGTATTGCCGCCGGTCTTATCGACCCTGTTACCATTGCCTCGATGTTCATCCCCGGCACTCAGGGTACTCTTGCAGCGCGTATCGGTTCACAGGTTGCGATCGGTGCCGCCGGTACTGCGTTGAGCGAAGTCGCACTTAACAACCAGCAGTACACAAGGACTCTGGGGGAAAGTGCCGCACACATCACCGCAGGAGCCATGCTCAGCGGTATTTTTGCGACTGCTGGAGCGATGATCACCCCGTCGGTAAGAACAGCGGCCACACGGGAAATGGCTGATGCGCTGGAAAATGTCGGCATGACTAACGCTATTAATCGTGGGATGGATAGCCTGCCCGATGGTGGTAGTGTCGGTGCGATGCAGATCAGGCAGGCAACGCTTGACGATCTCACACTTGATGGGGGAAAAGCGGCGGATATCGCGTTAAAGGCTGGCGGGTATATGACGCCAATATCGCGGGTCATTTCGTCGCCATCGCGTAACGCTCGGATCACGGCGCTGGAACTGGCGGAAAATAACTTTGCGCTGCGGGGTAACCAACGCGGATTTGAGACCCCTGTTGCGGCTGAAACCCGCGTGCGTGGTTGGAGGAGGGAGGAGGCCGCAGTAGTGGTCACCAATAAGCAGGCGTATGCCAAATATAAATCTGATGGTGGCGATCTCAATTACACACGATTCCGTGAAGAAGTCGGCGACGCCATGCGAAATGGTGACATTCATGGCAATGCCGCTGTTCAGGATGCCGCGCGGGCATTGCGTCAGGTAGTCGACAGGGTGAAAGTTGCTCAACAGGATCTTGGCTTACTACCGCCTGATGCGGAGCTAAAAGCATTGGGGCAGACCAGTTATTTCCCTCGAGTATACAGAGTGGGGAAAATTGTTGAGGAGCGCGATAAATTCCGTGATCTTTTAGTTAACTGGTGGTCGCGTGGGCCTTCCGCTATGTCACGAGAAGATGCGGAGATCGCCGCAGATGCAACAATAAATAAAATCGTTGGTGCAAAAATCCCCCAGGATTTTGCGAACGTTTTTACCGTCAAAGTTCCTGGAAGCTCACGGCAGCGTACTTTAAATCTGCCTGATAATATGATGCGCGATTATCTGGAGAGTGACGCTAACTATGTATTGCAGCGGCATATCCGGGAGGCTTCTCCGGATATCGAATTAACCCGCGTTTTCGGAAACCGCAACCTTGAGTCCCAGCTTAAGGCTATACAGGATGAATATGACGAACTGATGCGAGCGCGTCCTCAGGAGCAGGCCAAATTAGCTAAAGCACGTGAGAATGATATTCGGGATATCACTGCTATGCGTGATCGTTTAGTCGGTACGTATGGAATGCCTGATGACCCATCATCATTTTTTGTTCGCGCTGGTCGGGCTATGCGTAACGTAAACTTCGTTACCAAACTTGGTGGAATGACGGTTTCCGCGATTCCCGATCTCGCCCGCGGCGTGATGGTCAATGGATTCAGTAAAACCATGAAGGGTTATGGTGCCCTGATATCCAGGTCACCGGCGTTCGCCGCCAACAAAAGCGAAATGAAAAAGATGGGGGTTATGGTTGAAACGGTGCTTAACTCCCGTTCGCGCCTGATGGCTGATCTGGTTGACAGTTCCACGCGTACAAACGCGGCTGAAGCCGGGCTAGACCGTGTCACCGATGTGTTCGGAAAGCTCACACTGATGGGGCAGTATAACGACATTAACAAAGCGATTAATGGCATGGTGACCGCTGACAGCATTCTGTCCGGGTCGGCTCCAGCCTCCAGGATTGCGAAACTGGGCATCAGTCCGGCCACGGCTGTGCGCATAAATGAACAGTTTCGTAAGCATGGCGAGGTGCTTGATGGTTGGCACATTGGCAATTTTGATAAATGGGATGATGATTATGCTTCAGGTGTATTCCAGTCGGCAGTTTTGAAGGATACCAACAACATCATTATCACGCCGGGGATAGGCGATACGCCATTGTGGGCCAGCTCCCCTATCGGGCGAACGGTTTTCCAGTTCCGCTCGTTCACGACTGCATCATATAACCGCGCCACAATTGGCGGATTATCAGAAGGTAACGCACAGTTTTACTATGGCACGGCCTTTCAAATTGCGCTTGGAGCGCTAACCTACGCACTTAAGCAGGCCGCGAATGGTAAAGAGGTAGACTGGTCACCGCAGAAACTTGCGCTGGAGGGGATCGATCGCTCTGGTATTCTCGGCCCGCTGATGGAATACAACAACATGGCGGAGAAGGCTACTGGCGGGATGTTTGGCTTAGGGCCGATGCTCGGTACCGGTACGCAATCCCGCTACGCCAGCCGAGGCTTTATCGGTTCTGCGCTGGGGCCAACGTTCGGGCTGCTTGATACTGTTACTGATGTGACGGCTGGCGTGCTGAATGGTGATGCTGGTGATCGGGTATTGCATAACGTGCGTACGGTAATTCCTGGTAACAACCTGTTTTGGATTGCACCGATACTGAACCAATTTGATCCTGGTATGCGTTAATCATTTTTGGCTGCATGACTCGGGAGAAATCCCAATGCCAAACATAAGGGTTTTCCCCGAGTCACTGTAATAATCTATAATTATTTTTTTATGTTCTTTCCGCGCTTCGTAGAAGATCCTTTCCTGTGATGACATAGGATAAAATCCATCAGGATTACAATACAGTTTCTTTAAACCTTCCTTTGTCGATCTTTTAGTAGCTTCTGATGTGAATTTTATAAAGTCCTCAGTGTAAACATCAGTGCCAAAGCTGAATACGGTTTTACTTCCTTCTACATAGTTTTTATTAGATTCGCCGAGGTCTGCATTCTCTTTGTATGTTCGTAGACGCAATACCGACACGTGCAGTTCGATTCTATCATCATTATCAATACCATAGGTGACATCGTATCCAGCATATTGATTGGTAATCTGGATTCCTGGTCCCGTGATAGGGATGATGTAATTAGAAAAGAAATTGTTAGCTTCTTTCCCAGAAAGAACTATGGATTCATCCCGAGTGAAGTGCTTGAGCGCCGCCACCGCTGAATAAACAAACAATCCCGAGCAGAAAATCACAGCAGAAATAATAAATAGTTTATTTTTGGGTTTCATCATGATTTTTAGCTTTATCAGAGAGTTTCACTAACTCAGTTCGTAGCAACACAAGTGGAGTCATTGCATCAATGATAGCAATACTAAGCCTGTCGATCTCTTTTTGCCACTCCTCACTGTTGCCATTATCAGGTAGTGATTTCGCCAGCGCACGGTAGCGCTCAACCAGTTCTTTGTGACTGTCAATGGCGACAGCCGGGGCACCAGAAAGCGCATCCTCAATTATCTGCACGATCTCTGAATTCATGGATCTCCCGTTGCTTTTGGCTCGCTCAGCGACGGCGTCGCGCATCCCATCGGGGAATCGCACGACAAATTTTTCGTAATCTTTAACCTGTTTTTCTGTCATCACATCAACCTTAGAAAAAAACGATGATGGCATATTGCTATTTAATTTCAATGATGGCATTCTGCTTTCAAGGCATAATGCCATCAATGGAGGGGTAGGAATGAAAGAGGCAAAAACAACTCTGCGTTATCCGCAGAAAGTAAAAGAAGAGTTCAAACGCATTGCGGAGGAGGAGGGGCTTTCTGAAAATGCAGCTTTAGTTCAGGCGCTTGTATGGGCACTGAAGTTCAGAGGGCAAATGCATGCGCAGTAAAAACAGCGAAGCCCCGTTGGCTGGCACCTTCGGGGCTTCATTATCAACAAACCAGCGTAGGAAATATTGACATGACAAGTTTAGCAATTGCAGATCGTACAATCAATGTACCTTTCCACGGTGCAAGCCTCTACGTCGTTAACCACAACGGCGAGCCGTATACCCCGATGAAACCTATCGTTGAGGGGATGGGTATGGACTGGATGGGTCAATACACCAAGCTGAAACAGCGCTTCTCATCAACTATAGAGGAAATCTCTATGGTTGCCGCTGATGGTAAAACCCGCAAAATGATTTGCCTCGCTCTTCGCAAGTTGGCCGGTTGGCTCAATACCATCAGTCCCAACAAAGTCCGTCCTGAAATCCGCGATCGGGTTATCCAGTACCAGGATGAATGCGACGATGTTCTCTACGAATACTGGACGAAAGGCCAAGTGGTTAACCCGCGCAAAGCAGTGAAGACTCAGCCGGGTAAAATCACCGCCGATCAGCAGTTCGCCATCAAAGAACTGGTCATGTCGCGCGGTCAGGCTCTGCCGAAAGAGAAGCAAGCAAAGGCGATCATCACCATGTGGTCATCGCTGAAATCTCACTTCGGAATCTCCTATAAGGAGATCGACGCTGACCAGTTCAACGAGGCGATATCCCTTGTCGCACGTCTTCCGCTTGAGGGGGAGCTGATCACGGCCAGTGAAGTTAGCCAGACGGACGAGCAGATCAGTAGCGAAATGCTTGCGGCAATTATGGCGGCCATCCGAAGTCAGAAGCAAAGTTACTGCTATCCGCTTAAACCGGCCTATCAGGAACACATCCACTGCCCTGAAGGAGTAGCAAGCCTGACAGAGCGATCTTGCCTGATGGATCTCCTGAATGAGTTGCAGCATAACGGGAACAACGTTGACGCACCAACCGCTGAGCTTGCAACTTTATTCTGCTACGTGAAGGGGGTAAGGCGGGCGCTTGGAGATATTGCGGCACACTCGCAGTATGTTCTGAAGCAGGTTAATGATTTCTGAATAACAAACAGGCCGCTTTCGCGGCCTTATTTATCACTGGCCGCCGGGGCGGGAGTCAGCAGAACGGCCGCCACAGCGTGAGCCATCAGCTGCAGTATCATCAGGATGCTGGCAGTTACCAGCGAAAGCCTGTGCGGAAGAACCCAAAGACAACAGAACAAACAGCACTGCTAATGCTTTTTTCATTTTCACTTACCATGTGTAGACCACTTAACGTGGCCCGAACATTGTAGACATTAGCTCATAATTAAGCCATTAAAAAAGGCCGCTTTCGCGGCCTGCTGCTAGCAGAGCAAGAAATCAGAGTGCCATGGTTCTTTATCTCTACCCATTGGTTTTCCTGATATTGTTTCATAAAATTCATCAGCAAGCTCAACCATATCTTGTACAGAGGACTCAAATTCCGCATTTTTATGAGCCGGAGGAAACCAGAAATCAAGTACGCCTGCATTCCTGTTTTCACATACTGCATAAATTAAATAAGAATCTGATGTGGGGATTTGTTTTTCATATCCAAATGAGTTATATCGACCAGTAGACCAGTCTTTCCAACATTCTTCAGTTCCACTAATACCGTATGCGTTCGTATATAAACCAGTGTTAACATGCACCTTTCTGAGGTGGATAGGATAAACGCAAGGTGGCTTGTGGAAAAGACTATCTTTTCCAAAATCTGGATGGTGTCCATACCGCCAATGATAAATAAATGATTCTTTAAAGCTTTTTAATTTTTCATTGGTGCTGAAAATTTTTTCGCTATATATATAACCAATATATTCATTCTGGTCCATCAAAACTTGCTCTCAGCAGTCTCTCTTTGCGAGAGTCGGATAGTTCTTTGGATAGCGCACATGCCTCAGTGAAAGACATTCTTTTCACGCGCGGCATACTTCTTACATCAAAAGCTTCCGGCTGCTTTATTCCTTCTACAAAAAACTTGTAGTGGAAAACAAAATTTTCTAAATAGCCAGAATTATACCCACTTAACCCGTGATAATATCCCGTCTGATATGCCGCTTTGCAGTAATTTACATCATTAAAGTAAGGTGCGAAGCCATGGAGATCTGCTCCACCAAGAGCCTCTTCACTCGCCACTCTGCCATTAACAACTATCATAACCCCGTCATTAAAAACATTGACAGGGACAGGAAGTGGTCGATAAGTTTTTTTTGATTTAGCTCGCTCAAGGTTAGGGCCAGCTTTTTTTGTACGTTGCATGGCTCCTCCATCACATATCAGTACGGTCTCTTGGGTAGTAGTGTACCTAAATTGTAGTCGCTTTGGCAAAAAAACAATCAAAAACATAATATTAAGGTAATTAATATTCACATTTGGTTTTTATTTTAAAAAAATATAGCTATATTATTACCTTTTTGGTAAATTTACATCGCATAAGCTATGTGCCATAGTGATCAGGTACCGGCAAAATCCGGTGCCGGGATTGGTCTCCCGGATTACTACAAAGGCGCACACACCGCGCGAGCGGTTTTTTTATGCGTAAAGCACAGTTATACCCAGATTATGGTGGGCTGTGTGGGGGCGGAGAAATCCGCGCCGGGTCCTTTGTAGCCGGTAAGACCAACTCTGCACAGTTCACCACCACCTGATTGGTCTCAGCGGTGGTGATCAACCTAACTACAAAGGTGATCACAATGTCAGAACAAACTGCACCAACCGTCTTCTCATTCGAATCTACAGTAAATATCCGCATGGTCATGATTGATCAGCGCCCATATTTTGTTGCTCAGGATGTTTGTAGTGCTCTCGAAATACAAAGTGTTGATGTTGCTTTGCGCAAAGTCGACAGCGATGAAAAGGGTACGTATTCAATACGGACCCCTGGTGGATACCAGTCTTTAAGCGTTGTTAACGAGTCAGGGCTTTACTGGTTAATGCTCCGCTGCCGTAAAGCGGCCGTAGAAGGAACGAGCGCTTATCGCTTCCGCAAATGGGTAACCAGCGAGGTGCTGCCGCAGATCCGCAAGACTGGCCGCTACGTTCGGGAAGAACTCTCCCAGGCTGATAAAGCCCGCATGCTGGCGCAGGAGATGACAAGCAGCATGTTGCCGGCGATCATGGATGCATTGCAGGTCGAGCAGAAGCACTACACCTTCCCTCTTAACCGACGCTATCAGGATCACATCCATTCACCTGATGGCCTGCGTGAACTGGCGAAAAGCTCAATGGTGATGAAGCTACTCCGCGAACTCGATGCTGACGGGCATGATGTATCCGGCGCCGCCGCAGAGGTAACGGCCATGCTCAGCTACATTGTTGGTATCGGCGCCGTACTGCGCGATATAGAGACGCACGCTCAGTATGTGATGGCTAAGGCCAATGGTTACTGAGGCTGCTGGCGCAGGGAAGCGCCCACAAAAAAGCCCGCATAGCGGGCTTATCCACTTTTAACTTTCTTTGGAACTATCGCAGATAGCGATATCATAAAACCTGTTAATGCCGCGATAATAAGCGGAAAAATAAAAGCATCAGAAGTTCTGAGTGGGTTTTTTATGTCAAACAGGATCACTATAAAGAACGCGCTTGTTGCGAACGTTGACGAGGAGTATACCTCATTCATCTTGTACTGAAGCTGATCCAACGAGAATGGTGGTGTCTCTTTACACCAAGCGTCCCAGATAAGATGAACCAGAAGATAAGCAATGCACAGGATGAAGTAAAATCTGGTTAACTCCTGTGCATTCTGTGGTGCCAGCCAGTCAAGAACGTGCATTTTAGTTAGCAAATTTCCTGGCAGCATAGATAGCTGGCAGAGCAACAGCACCAGCTAAAGCAAAACCATAGGCAATTCCTGCCGTTACGGTAAACGCAGGAATAACGAAAGATAAGCCGCCAGGAAGTGCGAATCCTAATCCAGCACCGCCAATGATAGCTTTCATCAAAGTAATGATGTTGATTTCCATTGTTCCTCCTGAGCATTCAACAAAAGGTTGAATTACCTTATTGGTAATCTTACTCAAAAAAGATCAACGACGCAATGAAACTGAGTGAACCAGAATGAAACAGAGTGATACGGCATTAGCCAACTTTGTAGGGTCATCACGGTCCCATGCAGTAATTTTCAATCACTATCTGAGTTGCTGCCTGATCTGCATTGTGCAGAAATCCAGGTGTGTTTGCAGCTCCCGCATCGACAACTGCGAGCTTGTCACATAGTTAACCAGTGCCACCAGTTCCGCCGCCGCACCGCTGACATCGTGGCCGTCTCGCTCCATTTCCCTGAGCAACTCCATCAGCTGTGATTTTACAACCAGGGATCTGACCCCTTCCGGGGTGTGAATACGATCCGCAAAACCTTCGTCGACAGGATACTGGTACCGCTCTGGCATTAGGATTACTCCGATAAATACTGTATATATATACATATATCAAAAGGTAACAGGGTTTTCCAGAAGGTTTTTATTTACCTTAATGGTAATGTTTTTGCTCGTTTCGATCTGTTTTATTCATATATGGTTTTATGGGTAATAGAATGCTTCTATGCACGCGCGCCAGCGCTGACCACTGGAGCAGACTATGACAGTTTCAACGCAGGTAAGCCGTAACGAGTACACCGGAAACGGCGCCACTACCCAATACGATTTCACGTTCCGCATCCTGGATAAAAGCCACCTGCTAGTGCAGACGCTGGATACCTCCGAAAGCATCGTGACGCTAATACTCGGTACCGACTACACGGTTACCGGAGTAAACCGTTACAACGGGGGGAAGGTGGTTCTGACATCAGCGCTCCCAGCTGGCTACAAAATCTCTATCGAGCGCAGCACTCCTGTTACGCAGGAATCCAGCATCAGGAACCAGGGGGGCTTTTTCCCGGAGATCCACGAAGATGCTCTCGATAAGCTGACCATGCTGGTGCAACAGGCATACGGGTGGTGGTCTGGTCTATCTCTCAGGAAGCCATCATGGCTCGCCAACTATTACGACGCACTCAACAACCGCATTCGTAACTTGCGTGACCCGTCACAGGCGCAGGATGCGGCAACAAAAAGCTACGTTGATAATAGTGATATCGATCTGCAGCAGCAGATAACCAGCAACTTAAATCGTTCACTGCGTGTCCCTGACTCCTATATAAGCCAGCTACCATCGGCCCAAGATCGCGCCTGGAAGGGGCTGGGTTTTGACGGTGCTGGTCAGCCTAAATTGCAGGACCCTGCAGGGACGGGGCTATGGGGATACGTTCCGGCCATAGGTTCGTTTGAGCAGGGATCGCTACTCACTCAACGTTTTGAGGTTCTTCTGTGGGAATCCACGGACGAATACTGGCGCTGGGATGGCGTAATGCCTAAGGTCGTTTTACCTGGTAGCACGCCGGCGACGGCTGGCGGTACAGGAAAGGGTAAGTGGATCGACGTTACCGATGCGACTCTTCGCTCAAACCTGGGTTCCGGCGAAGGAGCAATGAAGGTTTACCGGAACGCCTCACCTCTGGCCAGAATCATTCGCTCCTCGATTTTTGAATATCTTACTGAAGCTGATCAGCAA